TTTTATCTACAATAATAGATTCAAATAACTTATCAAGAACCACCCCCTTTCTAATAAGATTCTGTGAAGCAAGAATTTCTTCTTCTTTAGCAGTCATGTATTTAATCTCAATTTGACCAGATGAGAGGGGATTACCTTCTGGATAACATTTACCTTGAGATGGAAGTGAAATTACTTCCGTTGGAAAATCATAATTTGACATAAACTTTTATTTAATTTGTTTGTATATAAATATATAATTTCAAAAAAATTGAAAAAAAAAGAGTTCTCAACAAGAGAACTCTTTCTGTATAGTAAAATGGAGTATTGTATTAGTATTCTAAAATTGCGTAATCGTATTCAAGAGTAAGAGTGATTTCAGATGGGTCGTTTGAACTCCAATCTAAATCATTAAATACTGCATTCTGAATAAATGCACCTTTAATTTTCCAATTTTCAATTTTATCACCAACTGGTCCTAACATAAAAATATCAATATCTTTTTTGTAGAAATCAGCATAACCATCACGGCCTGTGATTGATTCATGAGAGGTTCTTACCCATTCCATTACTTGTTGTGCTCCACTCGGTACGATTGGGTCATATAAAGTAATATCGATAGGTTGCCAAGTTCCCTTACCTTTCAATTTTCTGTTTACGTTGATGTGGTCAAGTGTTACAGTTTCAAATTGAATTGAAGGTCTGTTAGCTGTTTTGATAAGATATGATTGAATACCATCGATTTCCATGATGAATCTATTCTTCATCTTTGGTTCGAAGTTCGTGTAGAACATATCGTTAAATTCTAATACTTCTGCCATTTTGTTTATTCTCCTATTATACTAATAAATATAGTTTTTTTATTTTTCTAATTATGCGGTGAAACTAGCCCCAGTCGGTAGAATGTTGAAATCAATTACAATGAATTCAGCAGTCTTGGTAGGTTGTAAGTAAATAGCCCCTGCCAAGATGTTTCTATCGATTACATCTGGTGTGTTATTAGATTCATCCATTACTACTCTAAACGAGTATAAACCTTGTCTTTGTTGTATTCCTTCTAAATAAGGATTAACAGTATTCAAGAATTTACCTCTTGTCTGAGCTGTGTTTTGTTCGAATACAAGGTATCTTGATGTAGATGCGATGTACTTCTTCACTTTGATAAGTAATCTTCTTACGTTGATTCTATCAAGTGCAGACGAACGGTCTTGAAGTGTTTTCTGTCCAAATGCCACGATACCTTCTCCAGGGAACTGAGCGATTGGGTTGATTTTTCCTTCATATAATGTATCTCTTTCAGCATGTGTTAATCTGTTCAATACAGAAACTGCTCCTACAACTCCACCTCTATTTAAACCTGCTGGTGCAAACCATTCAGCTGCAACTGCATCGTTAGAAGCATATATTCCTGGCATCAATACTGATGGTGGAACGGTTGTAAGTTTGTTTGTTCTTGAATCGATTGTTTTAACCCATGGGTAGTAAGTACCAACATAGTTAGAATCAACTGCTTGTCCTTGTTCTACTGCTAAATCAATTGAATCGTTATAATCAGTTACATCACCAATGAAGAATGCATCTTCTCTAGCTTCTACCATATCAGTTACTTTATCAAATACATAAGAGTGTAATCTTCTTACAACACCTGGTACAGATACTAAGTTGATATCAAAATCATCAGGGTTAGATACAGATGCAATTGCTTTTACATAAGCAACTGAACCACTTGCTGTTGAAGTAGCCAAATCAAATCCTTGTGAGTTTCCAGCACCCCAATCAGAATCACCAGCTTTAGCTGCTTTGATTGTTGGAGATATACCATCGAATCCACCTTGGAATCCTACTGTAAATTGTCTTTTGTTTACATCTGCAGAATCCGAACCAGTCAATTCAAAAGATAAAGTAGTATCAAATGCGAAATCTACGTTTGCACCAACACCAGCATCAGATGGTAATGGTTTCAAGTAATGTGAGTTATCAATCTTAACAACTGATGTTTCTAAATCAATACCACTAAATGATACACCATTAGATGATGTATTATCAGATGATTTAGTAGTGAATACTACTGCAGGTACTTCAGTTTCAGTAGTTACTTTTACTGTATTAGTATAAGCACCATGTCCGAAAGGTCCTGCGATGATTGGGAATGAACCTTCATCTTTAGTTTCAACTCTTACGAATTTAGAACGGTTTGAGTAATCACCTGTGAATGTTTGTTTTCCATTTGCATCAATAGTAATGTTAATATCACCAATAATCTTGTTGATATAATTTGGAGATGCAGGGTCAAGTGTTAAGTTGTTATAAATTTCTAATACAGATTTTCTCTTATCAGTATCAGAGTATCCTCTAATCATCATTGAGAAAGTAGCGTAATCAGTAGAGTTAGTTTCTCCAGCTGCTTTTACGTTAAAGATAGATACTTTATATTCTTTGTTATAGTTTGAACCATCACCAAGAGTATGTAATCTAAACAAGTCATGTCTCTCACCAGAAATCAATTGTGATTTAATCCAAGGAGTAGATGCGTGAGAAATATCTTGTGCGAAATCTTGAGTTGGCATTTCTTCAACAATTACTTTTCCACCTGCAGTTAACTCATCTGATTGATTAGTTGCTGCTGATTCGTAATAGTTGTAAACATATGCTTCCTTAGAACCTCTTGCGTTCTCACCAAATACATCTGATAAATCATTACCAGCTGAAGGTAAGATAGATGCAGATACTTCTGATAACTCAGAACCACTAATCGAGAATGCAGATGCGGATGGTTGTGAATTCAATACAGTATCAGGTAAACCAACAGATTCATCTCCATTGTGAGTTACATTAAGAGTTCCTACAACTTGAATTCCACTTGAACCACTTACTTTAATAGCAAGAGGTGTAACGTGAGAATAACCACCAATATGTCCAACACGAACGATAGTTACAGTTCCAGCTTCTCTTAAATAATTTTGTACGGTATATCCCGTGTAAAAATCCCCATTCGGTGTACCGAATATTGATTCAAATTCTGATTGGGTATTTACTACGGTTGGTACGAATGCAGGTCCTTTATGGAATGGTCCAATTATTGCTGCTCCGATTTCTCCAATCCCTTGTGATAAGAAAGAAAGGTCATTCTCTCTTGTAAATACACCAGGTGATACAATCTTTTCTGCCATGTTTTATTACTCCTTGTTATTGTTTTGTATAATAATACTCTTTATATAAGTATAATGTTGTTTACTCAAGAATAAAATTACTCTTCAGTATCTTCTTTAGGAGTAGGTGTAAATTCACCCGTTGCAGGGTCAAAGTTACCATCTCCATACTTTTCATTCAATCCCTTGAACAATTCTTGTTCTTGAGTTACCAATTCTGAATGTTTTTGAAGTAATTGTGTTTCAACACCTTCAATCTCTGAAATTCTTCGTTTCTTTTCAATTGCAACTTGTCCTAATTGAGTGAACACATTTGCAACTTCTTGTCTTAAACCATTGATTGAATTTACTTCTTCTTCTGTAAACTTAATTGCTTCCGCCATTTTTGTAAAATTTAATTATTTGTATTTGTTATGTTAATATATATAAATATATAGAATTACTCCAAACGTAAAAATTATTTTTAAACTACTACACTAAATGCAGTTGATACTTTCCATGTAGATTTTAATCCGTGGTCAATATTTCTAACTCTAGCGTAATAAGTTCCTGCAGCAACAACACCACCTGCCAATTGTATTGATGAATCATTCCAATTAGTTTCATTAATAAGAGGTGATGAGAAATCTGAATTGTTATCGATTTGTACATCATATGCAGTTATACCAGTTGTACCACTTGATGAACCACCACTCCATGATAAAGATGGGTGAGAATATGCTAATGTTGTTGGTGCACCTGGTGCTGCTAAATCAGTATGAGAATCTCCACCTTTGTTGTGAGTAATATATCCATTTGCCAAATATGTATCAACATCTTCAACATCAATAGTTACAATTTCTGATGCATCCATCTCAATATCAATAGAAGTTATGATTTCTTCAATTACACCATCCTCGGTTGATTTAATTAATGAATCACCTTCTCTCAATAAATGAGCTACAATAAATTTATACTCACCATTTAAAGTTTTAACTAAGAATGGGTGTTCTGCGGTACATTTTAAGGTACCATCATTTATATTATATATTTTTTCTGAAAATGAAAAAACTATATTC